AATTCGGTTTCTCCTACAAATCTAGCTGCAAATCTTCTCGCAGCTTTCATAGTAATATAACGTCTTGCATATTCTGGAATTTGTTCAAACTGTTGTGCAAGAACTAAATCTAATTTAGGTACATCACCAGTAAACACATCTGTGTTATTATCAACATCAAACAAAAAGCCATTACGAATAATTAAATTTCTGTAACGAAAATCATTGATAACATCACACTGTAATGTGTTAGATGGTAATGGAACTTTATTATCTGCATCTTTGGTTAGTTGGACATTTGGTTGAGTGTTAAAATTCCAACCTTCCATTTGTATTGACATAGATGTTTCACTTAATAATGATTTAGCAATAGACACATCAACATTTGTAGTTCCTTCAATTGTGTTAACAGGTGCTTCTCCAATTGTTGACAACATAATGTTGACGGCCTGCAGCTCTGTTGTAGGTGTTATTTGTGTTGACATGTTTGCTCCTTGAAAAAAAGGGTAGACAGTGTTATCTATCTACCCTAAGTGTGTTTAGTTGTTTTAGGCTTCTTTAATACCAACAGCAGCCTCAGGTCTTAGAACTCCATGACCCATAGCATACTTAGCAAGCATTAATGTTCCTTGCCTTCTGATATCGTATTCGCTTTCAACAGCTAAATCCATTAACTTAACTGTTCCTGTAGCAGATGGATGACAGATTAATGCTACATAATTTGCAAGGTTAACTTGCTGTGGGTTAGACCCACCTTGTGTAGCAGAACCACCGTCCACACCTGTGTCAGCTGAGTTGTCAACTGCAATGTCAGTAAAGTGAGCTGTAGGAATAATATCAATTCCTGCCACTCTTAGGACTTTACCGTCTGCAATAGACCCTGCACCTGAGAAATCTACATTAACTACGTTTGTTCCGTTAGCTAATTTGTAATACTCTTCTAACTTCATAAAGCATTTTCTTCCTTCTTTTGGAACAAAATTTTCATCTAATGCTTTTGCAGCGTTAAAGAGTTCATCAATCATTGCGTCTGCAGCTGTTGCTGCTGTTGCTGATGCGATTGAAGTGTTTGTTAGCACTGTACCTGCTCCATATCCTGAATCAGATACGTTAGCTGATGCCTGTGCTGCTTGACCAATAGTTTGTAAAACGTGCTTATCTTTTTGGAAAGCTAATGCTCTTCCAATTTCTGTTGAATAAGCTCCTCTTACGTCGTAGTGGTTTTTAGCTTCTTCAAAGTTACTTAAGAACACTGAAGAAATAAGTAAGTCATTAATTGTAATGACCTTTTCATTGTGGTTTACGTCGTTGCCTGTAATCTCTGCACCTGGTGTATGATAAGATGCACTTACTCTACCCATTACTGGGAACTGAGCTGATTTACCGCTCTGAATCGCTCTGACCATTTCTGAACCTTCTGTTACAGAAGCTCTTTCAAAAGATGTTAGAACTTCTCCAGCAAAGACTTTCAGAAATAAAGCGTCTTCGGAGCCGCCAGCATTGACTCTACCAACTGATACTGGGGTTGATGCCGCCATAATGTGTCTCCTTTAATCTTTATTTGTGTAAGCCATTACATCCGTTCCTTTCCTACCAGGGTTGTCTTCCGCAGAAGGCCAAGCTATTCCAGTTACTTTAGTATAGGCTAGTCGCCACCTAAATAGGTAGCACGACTATTTTTTCTTTTTCTTAGGGAAACCAGCTTTCATATTTGCATATGCTTTGGGGCTGATGGTAGAATTCTTTTTACTTCTACTTGTACCTGCCTTTTTTCTTTTATTTATGTTTGCATATAATCCTGGTTTTTTAGCCATAGCTTACCCCTTCTTCTTTTTACTTGCCATTATTTTCTTTTGTAAAGATGCTGGTAACTTCTTTTGAGCTGCAGTCATTTTACCTTTACCATTCTTTTTTGGTGGTCTTCCTTTTGTCTTTCCGTATGTTCCTTTACCCATTGGCATAGTGCGCTCCTTCTACCATTTAACTTTATTAGCCCAGTAAGCGGCAGACATCTTACCTTTTGCTATATTCTTACCATGACGTGCTTTAAATGACCTAGCACGTGCAGTGTTAGTCTTATCGCCTGTTTTTCCCTGCTGTCCAAATCTAATAGTTTTTACTTTACTACCTTCTTTAGCGACCACCACATGACTTTTAGTGGGATGGCTAGGGGTACGCTTGGCTTTGTTAAAACCACTTACTCCGACTCTTTTTAATCTAGGGTCTCTTGGCATTATATATTACTGTTCTCCAATTTAGCTTGTATCTCAGCTCTAAAAGCTGGGTCTTTTTGGTATCTAGGGTCATTCATGTCAGCTGTAACTTGTGCCCAACTGTCATATCCTGGTCCCTTGGGTGATGATGATTTACCATCAATTAAATTTGGTTCTTGTCCGTTTACTGAAACATAACGAGCCTGTAATCCTGACACAGCTAACTTGATTGTTTCCATGTCACCAGAGTTTACAGCTTTGTTATAAGCCTCTTGTTCAGTTGCAGTGAGATTTTCAGCTGCCCATGATACCATGTTGTTGTAAGCCTCATCTCCACCGACTGTAGATTTGATTTCACTAGATTGTTTTGCAATTAAAGCTTCTTGTCCAGCAATATAAGAATCTACATACTCTTTACTAATTCCTACTTTTTCAAAACTTTCATAGGTTTTATCTGACAACTTACCTTCAGTTTGGTATTCATTGACTAGCTCGTCCATGTTTAACCCTGCACTGTCAGCTGCTTTTTCTGCAATCTCTAATCCTTCTTCTTTTTGTTGTTCTTGAACAGGTTCTTCAGGTTTACTTTCACCAAGTTTCTTTTCTAATTCTTGATAGGATTTTACTAAATCATCTACTGAATTAAATTTTTCAGGTAATCCCTCAACTCTAGGCTCTGCCTCAGTTGTTTCAGGTGCCTCAGCTCCTGTTGTTTCTGCTTGTATTTCTACTTTGTCCACTTGTTACTCCTTTGCTGTTTGTTTTAAAGCTTCTTGAACAGCTGGGCCTGCTGCATCCATTGCTGTTTGTGTAAGCATTTGTTCTTCTTGTTGAGCCATCATTGCTTCCTGCTCAGCTTGTAGTTGTTCCTCAGTCTTGATAAGACCTTCGGTGTCTATGCCTAGACCTGTGGCAATACGAGTTACAAGGTTTTGTGTATTGAGTGCCTGAGCAAGTTGCGGATTAACTTGTGCAACATTCATTATCTCCATCACAAATTCTCTTAACTTTTGCAAATCGTTGCCTCTACCTAAAGCTTCAATGCCTGTGATTATAACAGGTTCTACTGAATCCTTTGGCATTTTTGGTATTTCGTTTGCCTGTTGCATACGTTTCATCAACACATTTACTAAGGGGAGTTGAAATTCTTGTGACAATAAGGAATAGACACCACCCATAGCCATCTCTAGTTGTTGGGCCATGTACCTAATTTCCTGTGCTGTAACTCTTTCAGCTTCCCTTTGTATTGCAGTGTGTAATAAAAATGCAAATGACAAACGGTCTTCAAGTTTAGATATACTTCGCTCTACAATTTGTAAATCATATTGTTTCTCAGATTGTAAACAAGTAACATCCTCTCTTGTACCTGTAATAATATCTCCATTACGGGTTTGTGCTAAATCACTTTTTCTTGTTACAGAGTTGGGTTTAACCATGAACACTACTTTACTTGATGCAGCTGCACTCTCGACAAGAGACTGTGACAGTCCTTCAAGAGATTTTAAATCTCCTAAAAATTCTTCAACATAACTTCTGCCATAATCTTCATTATCAACTCTAATCATTCTTAAAGCCATGTAAGGAAAATTATCTTCAGCAAATGTACCGATAGAACTTTCTATTTTTATACCTTTAATTTCTTGACAGACATAAAATTTATTATCTGGCAATCTATATATATGGGTAAAAATATCTAAGTTATCATCTTTTTTATACTCACCATCTAACTGTGCTAATACTGCATCATCTAAAGATAGGGGAGTTGTGCTTTCTTTAATAACAATTTCTAACAACCTACCTTCGGCATCTCTGCGACAAACATATTGAGTTATCGGATAAACTCGCATGCTTCCATTTTTAGGTAGATATAATAATACATTACCAGCTACAATTAAATGTTTTAATGCCTCAAATGTAGACACACGTAATGCTAACCTTTCTATTTTATTGGATATTTCTCTTTCAATTTTACCTAATGATTCTTCAACATTAGCTTTCATTTCTTTTTGTTGAGCTAATTCTTCTTTCGCTTGTCCACTTAAACTAAATCTAAAAAACGGGGCATTAGGTGGTAACAATAATAACAACAATTTAGATGCCAAGTTATTAACACCACGCGCACCTACTGATTGATAGGGGGTATAAAGTTCGGATGTATCATTAAATCCTTCATCTGGAACTAGAGAAGGAATAGTAAGCTCAGAACAATCTCTTGCTCTATCTAAAAAATGATAACGGTCACCAGCAAGTTTTTCATATCGTTCTTTGGCTGATTCATTTACTGCTGACATATCTGTATACATTAAGCTACATTAACTCCTGCTCCACCTTGAGATGTTGGTATTCCAAGGCTGGATGATTGTAAAGCTGAGGTGCCTGCTCGCCTAGCTAATTTAACACTAGTGCCTTTGCCACCTTTTTTCTTAGTTCTTTTTTGTATTTGCAATGTTGGTTCAATTGGGGGAGATGTTGGAACTGGGGGTGCTGCTACTGTTGGTTGTTCTTCTCTTCTTTTTGGACTACCACCCATTATACCATACCTGTTTCACCTGTTACATTAATGCCTGGTGCAGGTATCTGTAAAGATGAAGTTCCGCTTCGTCTAGCTCGTCTTGTTTCCGCATCTTTTGTAGGTGCGATTTCTAACTGTGGTGCCTTTGTACTCGCAATTGGAGTAGGTGCCATAGGCGGTGGTGGTGGTGGCGATGATGGTGCCGCAGGTGAAAATAAACTTCCCATATGTGTCTCCCTAATCTAAGATATTGCCATCAGCTCGTTCTTTTAAAACATTTAAAAAACGAACAACATCACGCTGTCCTGCTTTGAAGTAAACAGTTTTCATATCATCTTCTAAGTCAGCTGAGCGCTCTGGATATACTGTATTTAGCAGTTCTATCAATTCATTGACAGTAACTGGTAATTCAATTTCAGTTAATTTAGACATATATCTTCTAAGAAGGGAACCTTAGTTCT